TGGCACAGTGCCTTTTGGCACAGTGCCTTTTGGCACAGTGCCTATGGCGGGTTTGGACCTTGATTTAAAGAATCTATTACGTTTTTTCTCATTTAACTCAGGCAACTCAGGCTTTTCTGGTAGGTTAACCGGCTGACCCGTAGGTCTACCTTTTATCTGATTACGATACCTTTGCTCTTCAGCTTTTATAGAGTCTTTAGGCAACCAGTTAGCATACGCGCCGGCTAGATTCCTAAGCCGTGATAGTAAACCACCTCTACTTGCATTAGGCACGTTGCGCCGTTCTCCAACAGGTCTCTGTCGCTTTTCATAATCTTTTTCCTTTGGAGCATTTTTTGGTGTTAAATCTGCCATATAAATTCTTTATTAAAAGTTTACTCTTTTATTTATTTTTGTTTTTTTCTTCTACTGTTTTTATATGCTCAACTAGCATAACAAAATAAATTTCAAATTCATAAGGCATCAAATTCTCTAATTCTGAAATAGAATACTTATGGTGCTGAGTCATACCAAAGACCATGTTATAGTGATTCTCCAGTGATGTATGATTCAGCATTATGCTAAAAAACTTTTTAAACCTTCAATTGTTGTAGACTCTTTGTAATCGCAACTTGAACATTTAAGAGTTATTTTATGAGATAATTTCGGCATTCCATCAATAAATTCTTGAAGTTTATCATATTGTGAAGTTGAAAGAGATTCTATGAATTCAATACCTTCTTGTAAAGAGATATCTTTAGTTGAAGTTACATTTTCTCCATCGTAAACTGATTCTATACAAGACCACATAAGTTTAATATCAGCATTTGCTTGTTTTTCAGCAGATTCAGCATCAGATTCATTATTATATTGTGCAAGCATTTTATGAGACGGATACTTTAAAATTGCTCCTATAGAATCTGTTATTTCAACTTTAGTTTCTTTTTCTTGTGAAAAATCAACTTGAACTTTCTTCAAATTTACATCAACAACTCTTTCTTTTCTACACTCTTCACATTCAGCATCAGGAATTCCGTAAAAAGCAAGTTTTGTATTTTCTCCAACCGAAACAATTCTTAATTGAAGCATTAAATATTCAAGATCAAAAACAGTAAGTTTATTAACATCAACACCAGGAGTAACAATACAATTATTAACAACTTGTATCATTGCATTTGACATTTCAAGTGAATCTTCTCCAGCAAGAGCTGTGAGTAAAATTTTCTGCTCTTTAACTAAAAATGGTCGTATTTTTATTTGCTCTTTTGTTGATGGTACATTCACATCATAAGTTATAAATTCAATCTTTGGTAGTGGCATATTATAAATCTCCATAATGAAATTGTGTAGTAGTCGTATTTATGAGCGAATTTTAAATTTAGAAAAAAATAAAAAAATGGGAGCTTAGGCGACCTAAACTCCCACAAAAAATCAAAGAAAACAGAATTTGATTTTTTTATTCTTCATTAGCCAATGCTTGGAGATAATCCAAGTCATCAGAAATATCATCATCTGAAAAACTAGGAGAACTAAGTGCATTTGTCGATATTGTAGCACTTTCAGACAATGATTCCCTGGCAGAAGAAACTTCAGAATTAACTTCAGCTTTTTTAATAGTAGATTTCATTCCTAAAACTCTATCAAGTCTTGCTTTTAAATCATCATAAGATTTGAATTCACTTGGACTAATCAACTCACTTAATTTATGTTGAGTTTTCCATAGAGCTTCAATTTGAGCATCATCTCCATTGTATAACGATTCTGTAGGGGAAAATTCAGAATGATCATAGTTTGGATAGCCGTCAACTTTTCTACATTTTAGTTTGAAGTTTGCTCCAGACCAAGGACAAAAAGGATTCATAGGATCTTTTTGATCTACTGGATCATTTTCAGGAAACATAGCTTCTTTTACTTTTTGAAAGATCTTCTTTCCATATTTGAAAAGAAAAACTTTACCTTCATTTTCTGGATTTGCTGGATCTTTAACCACAAGAATGTTAGAAACATATCTTACATTTCTCTTTTGCTTTCTTGCAATTTCTTTATTAGCATCGATTCCAGAGTTCCAAAGTTCGCTATTGTATTCACCAACAGGATCTTTTTCATTAATTGTAGTTCTAGACTTTTCAATATACCAACCGCCAGGTCCTTGAAAAGCATGTTCATACAAAGTAACCCAAGGGGTTGTATCGCCTTCAGATTCAGGAAGAAACCGAATAACAGCGGCACCAACACCAGACTTATCCATAGATAATTTCCAGTATCTATCATCACTACTGTTATTAGTTTTGTTTAGTTTCTCAAGTTCATCTTGCAGATTCTTGATTCCGCTAAGACCTTGATTCTTTTTTAAATTAGCAAAAGACATATTACTGTTCTCCATTTATAGTTCACGTTTAATTGTGTTCTTTATACATTATCAAATTTTTTCTTGTTTGTCAAAATTTTAAAGAAGTTTTTTTCTCATTATATTTTTATATTTTGTGATTGAATTTTCATTCTTTATAATGAATGGCGAATACTTAATGCATTTAGTTTTGTAAGAATCCCATAAAACTGTATCGTCGATAAAGCTATCAATTTTAGGAATGAAATTCAATACACTATTCATAATTAAAAATGTTTCTACATTTATTTGATTTTGCAGAGCCATCTTAACTATTTTTGGATAAGGATTTTCTTTCTTAAAAAGTTCATCAAAAGATATTGAATTGTCATCAATATAATTTTTTATGTAATCAAGATCTTCAGAAAATCTATATCTTAGAGATTGGATTCTTCGTTTCCATTCAATGAATTTATTTTCGCCTGAATCTGATAGTATATCTCCAATCCAAGCATTAGGACTTTCTAAGAAACTTGAAATCAATAATCCCAAATATTCTGGCTTGTTATACAATTTACATGCTTTATTGAATAAAATTTTATCTCTTCTATTTTCATAAGCATCATAAGATACGCGAACCGCACCCATGTACTTAAAATAGTCATAATTTTTTGTTGAAAAATGTAACTTTAGAGATACATATTTTTTATATGCAAATTCAGGAGTCATAGTATTAGAATAGTTTTGCTGGCTTTTTTCCACGGTTTATCAAATTTAAATCTGTTGCTTCTAACTCTATTTTTTGTTTTATATTCTTATTTAACAATCTAGATACAGATTTAGGATCAACATGATTTTCATTCATGTAGTTACAAACTGCTTCAAAATAACTAATCTTTTTTTCATATACTATTTTTTCTATATCCTGACAAAATGTAGTTTGGGTATGTATTTTTGGATTCATTATAAAAATCTCTTTTGTTATGAAGTATTAGTATACAACACATCAAAAGAATTAGTCAACACTTTTTTCAATAAAAAGTGGGGAGATTCACTCCCCATTTTTTTTATAAAATTTCAACAAGTTTAGGCTTCATATTTTCTGGAATATGCTTCTTTAAAGTAATTGAAAGAATTCCATCTTCCAATTTAGCTGAATCAACTTCTATTTCATCTTCAATATCAAACTCTTGAAAAATTTCTTTAGGTCTAAATCCAGCATAAAGATATGTACTTTCTTGCTCTTTTGGTTCGCCTTTAATTGTTAATTTATTTTTTACAGTCTCAATTGTAATAGAATCTTTAGGGATTCCAGTGGCGTTTAATTGAATTTCATAAATACTTTCATCATGTTTTAACACATTATATTTTTTTGATGGAATATCATAAAACGTATACATATATAAACTCCTATTAAAAATTGCGTTTTATTCACTATAATTAATAATAATCACGATTAAATTTTTTTCAAGAGGCAACTGTATGATTTCTGAATTAGATTTGTGTGGGCTATCTTATGATAGTTTGACAAAAGATCAAAAAGAATTTTTTCTAACTCATATTTGGAATGGAGTTGGAAGCGATCATTACACATTAAATCCGCACGATTTAATATTTAAAAATGCGTCAATATATCATGATTTTTACTACTGGCGCGGAGGACCTAAATTTTTAAGAAAACTGGCTGATAAAGATTTCTATCATCGATGTAAAGATGCAGCCAGAAAAAAAAGTGCAATAAAACGTCCATTTTATTATGTAATTTGCTACATTTACTATGTTGGACTTAAATTATTTGGGAAGAAAGCATGGGAGACTGGCAAAGTCTGTCAAACTTGGGATGAACTACTAGAAAGATATTCATCTAGGATTTTAGAAGATCTTAATTAGATGCTACACGACGGAGAGCTATTCGCTCTCCGTTTCATCTCTTAAAGATTCATCAGGTGCAGTAATAATTGCATGAAATAAAGCTAGTATCTGTAACTCTTCCACACTGAAAGTATCTCTAGGGCCGTCTAAAGTCTTTTGTAGTCGAATTAAGGCTATTCTTTAATATTGATGCTGTTTATTTATAATAGTTTTACCAAAAAAATTAAAAAAAATCAATTTTTTTCCATATCTTTGATAAGTTTTTTAAGTCCTGAGAAATTTCGCATCTCTCGCAATTCTGAGAATAATAGTTTCGGCCTATCGTCAATTCCATGATCTCTACATTCATAAGCAAGTAGATATAAAACGCAACAAGCGGCATGAGCTAAATGATTCATCTCACTTTCATCATCCAGATCTTCTCCATGAAACCATAATGATAAATGTCGTTGAAGAGATGAAAACACTCTAGACCAACTCATGCCTTTTTCCCAATTTCTAGGCTCATACTTAATTGCTCCGTATGTCATAACTTTTACAACTTCAGTTAATGCATCATACGGAAGTAATTCCCACTTAGGCTTGCTAGTATCATACTTAATTCCAGTATTATCATGTTTAGTCATATTAATTCCCCATTAAATATTTCCAAGAAATTGGAAATAGTCTATCACAATGTTCAGATATTAAGAGAGCAACATCCCTAGCTTCTTCTTGTGCATGAGAATCCATCCTCTGCTTGCAAACACGTTGCCAAAACATAAGAGAACCAGTCCAATACCAATCAGTCATGCTGGATAAAGGAAGAACCATTCTAGCTTG